CAAAGTCAGCAGCAGCCCCGCGCATCTGATTGTCGGTTACGCCGGGCGTATCGGGAACTATTTCAATCTTGTTCTGTTGCGCCCAAGCGGCGATCTTGGCGCGGCTTTGCGGCTGGGCAATCGAAAGCATTTTATCATAGTCGGTTTTCGACATGACGCCAGTTTCCAGCGCCGAAGCTATTACAAGCCCAAGCGATCCGGGGTCAGCGTCGGCAGTGCGCGGCGTGGCGCCGGCGGCCATAGGGTTGGTTTGCGGCGCGGCTGCGGTCGGCGTTGCGCGCGGCGTAGTGGCAGGCGCAGCCGCTTCAGGCGCGTCTAGCACGGGCCTTTGTTCAGGGTTAAGACCGCCAACGACAACCGACCGAGGCAAGCCGCCTTGCGAAAGTTCCAAGCTGGCGACCGGCGTTGCAACAGTATATTTAAGTACGTCGTCGGCCTTTGCGATAGTAAGCACTTTTGAGTTTTGGTCCCACTCGTCGGCCAATGGTAACTCAGCGTCAAACGCAGGGATATCAGTGATAATTTTTTCACGTAAAGCACTGTATCTTGCCTTATCCGCTGGGTTAATCCTAGCCAGCCGGTCCCGGTAAAACAGCGTTAACTCTTTAAGATAATCTAAGTCTGATTTTTTCTGTGCAGATGTTTGCGTTTCTACTGCGCGGGCTTCTTTAGCCGCCTCAAAAGCCATCTCCTGACGCAGACGCTCACCCTGAAGCTGCGACGCGCGCTGTTGCGTCGCCATGTTCATCATGTTCGCCATCTGCGCGGTCTGACGTGCAGGGTCAGGAAGCTGCGGGTTGCGTGCTTGAAGTGCTATCATCTGGTTTGCCATATTATTGACCTGTTAAGTTGTAGCGCGTCGCGGAACCAAAGCCGCCGCCCGGCTTAAAAGTGTTGGTGGGGCTTTCAGGCGCGTTTTCAGCGTAATATTTAATCATAGCATTTCGCATTGGTGTTTCCGCCGCGTAAGAACCTATCTGGCCCAGCGCGGTGTTGAGCGCGTTGGCCGACCCGATATAACCAGACGCGCGGGCTTGACCGGCGTTGTACAGGTTAGACGCTTCATTCTGGCCCATTTGCCCTGCGGCGCCCGTAAGCACATTAGTTGCTGACTGACCGGAACCCATCAACGATTGCAGCGGGTTAAGGCGCGCCGACCGCTCTACCTGATAACGGTTAAATGCGTTCTGGTACTCTTGGCTTGCCAAGTCCTGACCGAAACGCTGGATACCCTTCATGGTGCTGCCCGACATGAGGTTGCCGCGTGCTGCTGCCGACCGCTCAAGCGCCTTCATACCTTCCGATTGACGGAAGGCGTAGCCGGGGTCTTGTTGGAATTGGTCGGTACCAAAGGCTTTCGCCATGCTGCCGTAGCCAGAGGCGGTTTTGTCGCCGCCGATGCCGAGAAGCTGCATAATCTCTTGCTGTGCCGTAAGGCCGCCTTGGCGAAACGGCTCCTGCAATTCCGTCTGCCGCTGGAACATACGCTCCTGCGCCGACGTAGCGTCGCGCGCGGCTTGCTCTTGTACCTTAGACGCTTTTTTAGACGCGCTTGACGCGATAAGACCGCCGCCTATTGCGCCGGCGGCGCCAATACCTGCTGCGATTACTGCTGGTGGCATTTTGGTAACTCCATCTTATACAGGTCGTAGGCGGACCCAAGGGTGTATATCATTTCACCTGTGGGTTGCATACCCCCCTTGCGCGCGTACATATACACGCTAGGGGCGTTGGGGGCAATCCGCGCCCACAGGGTTTCAGCGCCGTGTTCTACGGCGTAATCAATCGTAAACTGACGAGCCTTAGCTGCCCATTTACCGCGGCCTTCGGGCAATATCATTACGTGCACTTCGTAGACGTTAGGTGATGTCCACGCCAGCACATAGCCGCCGTGTTCGCCCATCAAAAACCAGTTCTTATCAAACTCGACCGCGTCGGTAAAATCTAACTCGCCCGCACTTACGGCGCCTATAAATGGGCGGACGTCGGGGTGATTAGCCACCCCGTTTATCCGCTCCACATCAAAGCACCGCTCCAGCATTAGCTAACCAGACGGCCTGACGCGCGGATGTTGATGGCCGACGCCGTGCCAGCGATTGTGCTGATGAAGCCATTGTTAGGTAGCACATGGCCGACCAGTTCAGGAAAGGTGTACGTCTCAGATGGCTGGAGCGTCTTGGTCTTGACAATCAAGTTGCTGTCGCCGGCGGTGCCAGCAGCCGAAATCAAGTTGACGCTAATCGTTGCAGCCGACACGCTGTAGTTAGTCGCAGTAAACTTGTCGATGATCGTCTGCACGCCGTTCGACGTGTACTGCGTCGTCTGGCTGTTCTCCGCCGTCTTAGCGGGGATGATGTTACTAATGGTTACGGCCATATCTGGTTCCTTAATACAGCAAGTTGTTAAACGAAGCGGCTTGCATGATAACCCAATTTGTGCCGTTTGACACTAGGGTAGCCCAGTTGCCGGAAACATTAGTTAAAATCGCAGTCCCTGCTGCGCCGCCGCCCTGCGGGACGACGTTACTGGATGCGGAGTCAAGGCTCTGGTCTTGGTTGTTCTGGAACGTAAGATAGCGCCCGACGTTGGTTGCGGCTGCTGGCAGCGTGACAACGCAAGTCGAGCCTGACTTGTTATTAATTATCCATGTCTCGTTGTACGCGACCGTAAAGTCAGCCGTCTTAGTGACCGGCGCTGGCGGCGCGGGGAACAGCGCCCGTATGGCTATCTCGTCTAGCGGCGGCGGCGATAACGCTAACGCCTGTATCTCGCTTTGCAGGACCGCTTGGCCTGACGCGCAGCAGTCTGGCTGCGTCTCTGTCGCTTGTGCCAGCGTCGCCAGCATGGCGTCATAGGTTGCCAGCAGCGACGTAGCGTCAGGTGCTAACTCGACTTCTTCTTGGCTGGTCTGCACGGCGGTTAACAGCGATAGGAAGAACCGATACCATTCACGGCTAATCGCGCCCGACCGTTCGTCAATAAAGGCGACGCGCGGCGGCGTTAACTGGGTAGGGTTGACCGGCGCTAAAGCCATTAGGCCCGCGTTCCTGACAGCAACAGTTCAGCACCCATGATGTAGATGCGTACAGGGTCGGTCCCTGATGCCTCGTAGACGCGGTCGCGTATCTTCATCGTCGCGCCAAGGCGGCGCCAGATTGTGCGAAAGCCAGACCGGCCAATGCGCCCCATCGATTTCCAGTGTTCGCTAGACCATGTGTGACCGCCATCGTCAGACCAGCGCAGCATGACTTGCGGGTTGTCGCCTTGGCCGGTGTTCAGACCAACACCTGTCTCGCAGTCAAGCTGCATGGAGTGCTGGATAGTACGGGCCAGATTGTTAGCGCCTGTCGGCAGCGCCCGCCACGACCGCAGCCATTTCTGCGGTTGGCCGTCGTCAGCGTACACGTTCAGGTCAAACTCGTAAATCTTGCCGTTCTGGTAGTCGCCGACAACCGTAGTGGCGTTGAAAAACATCTGGCTGCTGGCGCGGTGACGGTTAAACTCGCCATTGGTAAGCGAGGCACGCTCATGCCATGCGCCAGTAGCAACGTCATACACCCATGTGGTGTTGGCGCTAGGGAAGTTCAGCACGTAGAAGCTGTGGCCGTCCTGCTGGTACGTGTAGCCTGTAGCGTCCGAGATGTCGGCATACTCTTGCATCTGCCATTCGATAGCGTGCGTTGACACGCGCTGGCCAATGTAACCAGCGGCCTTGTAGACGATACCCTGACCGCGGGCGTCTTTGCCCAGCCAGTAGACTTGGTTGTCCATCTTGGCGATGCTGTACGGCGCCGCGCAGCCCAGTTCGTTGAACGCGCCTTGGATACGGGCCAGCGGAAAGTCGAGCAGCCCAGCGTCATACCAGACTTCGGTCGAGTTGGTGCCGAACACCCAGACTTCGCGGTGATCCACAAAGATAGCCGCGACGTTGTCTGGATTGCCTTCGGCGCTGGAAAACTCCAGCGGGTCAACGGAAAGGCCGTCGAGCAGCGATGTCACCCAAATCTTCTGCGTGCCGGGTTCGTTGAACACGAAATAGCCGTCGATGTAGCCGACCGTGCCTGCGCCGGGGAAGTCAGGGTCGGTGATTTGCTGGAACACGTCGGTGTTGGCGTTGTAGATGTAGCCCTGCGGGTTAGCGGCGATGAATAGCTGCGTGCCGTTGTCAGCCATGCTGACAGGACCAGAGCCGCCTACAGTGCCTTTGGCAACTGCGCCCCAGCTACTGTCGATCTGGTACAGCGTATTGCCAGACACAGCGTAACCGTAGTTGCCATACGTCCACATCCCACGGATAGGGCCAACGCCGATGGTAGCCAGACGGGTAAGCCCCGGCGCGCGCTGGAGAAAGGCTGGCTCTTTGCCGCCCTCCGGTACGATTTCCGGAAAGAGGTTCACCATTCGGTTGTCTGCGGCGTTGACGCTTCTTGCGACATACGCCGACCCAAGGATCGGCGTCTTCATCAGTAGTTGCCCGCGAAGATGTTGTAACGCTGACGTGTCGCCACGATGCTGTACGGCATGGACATGATGTCGTCAGGGTTGTTGATGCGCTTCAGGTTACGCTTCGATGCCATAGCCAGACGCGACACTTGCGGTGACGGCTCTACGCCAAACTCAGGTGCCATCTCGCACGCCAAGTTGTAACGGAACGCACGCAGATAGCCGGGCGGGAAATGCAGTGTGGTCGCCAGCGTTGCAGGCTGGGTAAGCTCTTCAACCGAAATGAAGTGCCATGTCAGGTCGGCTGTGGGCCGAGGGTAGACAAACATTTCGATGTCGGGGAATGTGTTGTTGACGAAGATAACCTGCGGGAATGTAGACGTGACGGTCTTGACCGCGATACCGTTATACTGCTGCTGGTTAATGAATTTGATGCCGTAGCTAACGCCGGTGCCGGGCTGGACAAAGTACGTGCTGTCGTCAAGCAGAACAGGGCGGTTGCCGACGAAGTCGCCGGAAGGCCCAAGCGTGCGGCTGATAAAGCCGGCGGGCCATGTGAATACTTGGTCTTGCGTTGCGTAGACCGCGAGGCGCTCAGTGTTCCAGCTATCGATCATCTGGTTCATGGCGCGCAGTGCGTCTTGCGACGTCTCAGCCGATGGAACTTCGCCTTCTGCCAGAACGCCTAGAAGCCTAAGCGAACCGTTAATTATGTCCCCAGCCGTTTCCATTGGTTAGTCTTCCTGCGTTGCGCGGCGGCGTTTGCTGCCTGCCGACATTTCGTTAACGGGCGCCACTACAGGGGCGTCAGGGTAATAGCGTTCCCAACCAAACTCTTCGTCGCTGCGCGCTTCCTCTTCTGAGATGGCAACTTTTGCGCCGTGGACGTCGTGAACAAGGTAGATAACAGCCATAGAAACTCCGTAAAATGGACGGCCCGAAGGCCGCCCACTATATTAGTTAGTGCATTGACAATGCAGAATAGCATAATTCAATACAAATGACTCCGCAAGCGAACCTGCGGTGTTATTGTAGACGCCGATTGTTGCTACGCCTTGAGCAAGGTTTGCAACGTAAGCCCAATAAGCACCTGCGGTGCCGCCGGAGCCGACGGTAACTATCAACACATCCCGCGGGGAGATAGTGCTGTTGGTAAGCGTAAACAGCGCCGTGGCGCCCGCAGCTAAGGCCGCGTCGTCCATCGTAATACGGCCAGCAGGCGTGTTAAGAACCACACCTGTGGTTTTGCTGGTAAGCTGTGTTACGTCGCCCTGTGACGATGCTGCGTAACCAAGTTCTTGGGTTGCGTAGCAAGTTTCAAATTCAGGGTCTGCGTAAGAAACGCCTACTGCTTTACTGTTAGCCATTGATTTTCTCCTGAAAAGGATGCCCCGACCGTAGCCGGGGCAAACCTATTAGCCAGCGATACGGTACAGGTTGTACGTTGTCGCGCTGGTTTTAACAGCACGGAACAGTACGCTCTTGGATGCAACGCCTGCGCCCGAACCAACCAACGTCCAGCCTGTGCCAGCGGTGATTGTAGGTACGCCGGTGCTGGTTGCGATCAAAGCAAACTCGAACGACGAGTTAACCTTTGCGCTGCTGATGTCAGCGTCAACAACGCTAACAGCAGGAAGCGCAAGGTCAGCAGTGCTGCTTGACGTGTATACAACTGCGCCGCCGGACAGATCAGCCGTGGTCAGTGTAGCTGCTGCGGTGTACGCAGTAGGGATAGCGGATACGCCCAGCGTGACTTCGC